ACAAGGAGATGCCTGAGTTGCTAACACCAACCACCATCTATGCCCGTCTCATTCAGCACCTGTTGGATGAGGTTCCTATCTTAGGCATGGCACACATTACAGGTGGAGGACTGCCTGAGAACCTTCCTAGGTGCCTTCCAGCAGGTCTTACCGTTGATGTTGACTATGGAGCATGGGATGTCCCAGAAATGTTTGAGACTATTCAACTTGCTGGTAATATCTCGGATGATGAGATGAGAAATGTATTCAATATGGGTATTGGATTCTGTTTAGTTGTTCCAAAAGAAGTAGCGACATTAACTCAGAATTTAATTGCTGACACACCATTTGGTATGAGATCTTGGATTATCGGAAATGTGAAAGAAAATTGAATTATGGGAGTGTGGCGGAATCGGTAGACGCACCAGACTTAAAATCTGTTGAGAGTAATCTCGTGGGGGTTCAAGTCCCCCTACTCCTATTTAAAGCGTGATAAATAACTAACAACAGCAAGTTGCGATAGTAAGATGCCTCTTAGTCGTCTAGATAATTTTTTAAAGAATGCGCGTGGCAACATTCTCTACGTTAATCCAAACGATTTAGACGCCACAGATTCAATTGAGAATCAGGGAAATTCGTTAACTCGTCCTTTTAAAACTATTCAAAGGGCATTAATTGAGGCAGCTAGATTTTCATATCAGAGCGGATTAGATAATGATAGGTTTAGTAAAACAACGATACTTTTATATCCTGGAGAACACCTTGTAGATAACCGTCCTGGATGGATTCCGGATGGATCTGGTAATTTTAGACTTAGAAACGGACTTACTTCTTCAGACTTCCCTAATTTTTCATTAACTACTAATTTCGATCTTACTACAGAAAATAACGCATTATATAAGCTTAATAGTGTACATGGTGGAGTCATCTTACCGAGAGGTACCTCTCTTGTTGGTTTAGATCTTAGAAAAACTAAAATTCGTCCAAAATATGTTCCTGATCCAGAAAACGTAAATGTTGAAAGAACTGCAATTTTCAGAGTAACAGGCACCTGTTACTCATGGCAATTTTCAATTTTTGATGGTGATCCAAATGGGGTTGTTTACAAAGATTACACTTCTAATTCATTTGTCCCTAATTTTTCTCACCATAAACTTACTTGTTTTGAGTATGCTGACGGAAAGAATGATGTAAAAATTAATGATGCATTTATAACTGATTTTGATGCTGGTAGAACTGATCTTGATATTTTTTATGAAAAAGTTGGATTAGCATATGGGCCCTCCTCTGGTAGAGAGATTCAACCTGATTATCCAGATGCTGGACTTGACATTCAACCTAAGATTGATGAATACCGTATTGTTGGCCCTAAAAGTGGCGCAATTGGAATTACTAGTATCAAAGCAGGCGATGGTGTAACACCTTCAACAGAGATAACTGTAACTTTAGAAAATGCTTTATTTGGACTTGATGTTGATACCCCTATCAAAATTTCAAATGTAGCAACAGATTCATACAACGGACAATTTGTTGTTAGTGATGTCTTAGCTTCCACAGCAGAAGGAACTACCCAGTTTAAGTATAGTGTCTCCAATGCACCTGCTGATGCACTTCCCACTGCAACTGGATCTCAAGTTGACTTACAGTCTGACACTGTTACATCTGCATCTCCTTACATTTTCAACATCTCTTTGCGTTCCGTCTTCGGCATGTGTGGTATGCACGCTGATGGAAGCAAGGCTCTTGGATTTAAATCCATGGTTGTTGCTCAATTTACAGGTATTGGACTTCAGAAGGACAAGAACGCTTTTGTAAAATATAATAGTAATACTGGAGAATATAAAGATTCTACTTTTGCAGGTAATGCAAATTTACCTGAAGACAGTTCTGCTATCTTCAAACCTGATTATGAAAACTTCCATATTAAAGCATCGAATGACTCTGTTATTCAGATCGTTTCATGTTTTGCCATCGGTTATGCAAATCATTTCGTAACTGAGAGTGGTGGTGATTTATCTGTAACAAACTCAAACTCAAACTTTGGTGCTAAAGCACTTGTTTCTAAAGGATTCAAGCAAAATTCATTTGTTAGAGATGATGTTGGATATATTACTCATATTATTCCTCCAAAGGAACTTGAAACTTCGCAAGGTGCTATTGAATTCAATGCTATTGACGTAGAAAAAACTGTTGTTGGCGTTGCATCTACAAGCAGACTTTATCTTTATAACCAAACAAACGAAGATGCACCCCCTGATCATGTTATTGAAGGTTATAGAGTTGGTGCAAAAGAAAATGATACTCTTAATGTTTTAATTCCAGATAGTACAGGCACACCTACGAATTATTCAGCTCGTATTGTTATGCCCAATACTGAGTTATCAACAACTCAGGACACATTCCAGAAAATTCATAAGGTTGGTAGAACATCTGGTATTAATAGTATCACATCAAGCACAATTACTTTAGATTCTCCACATAATTTTCTTTCTGGAGAAAATATTCGTATTGTATCTGAGAATGCTCATTTACCTGATGGACTAGAGAGTAATGCAATTTACTTTGCAATTACGTCGGGTGTTGGAACCGATCAGATTAAGATTGCAAAAACTCTAAATGATTCTATTAGTGGTGACTCTCTTACTATTAATAACAAGGGTGGCATCTTAAGAGTACAGAGTAGAGTATCTGATAAGAGTGCTGGTGATATTGGACACCCAATTCAATTTGACTCTAATGAGTCACAATGGTACGTTACTGTTGGAACTGCTACCACAGACAATGATATCTACTCTACACTTGTAGGACTCGGTACAACTTCTCTTGGTGCTGCAACTCCTAGAACATTCATCAATCGTAAACCTGATACAAGAAATGTCATTGATACGATTTATAGAGCACGTTATGTAATTCCCTCAGGATCTGGAATTACCTCTGCGCGTCCTCCTGTTGATGGATATGTTCTTCAAGACTCCTCCTTTGTAACTGGCGCGACTGATGCGGAAGTTGCTTCTTATTTCAGTCCAACCACAGTTAGCATCTCTAATGTTAATGAGCAAAGAAACTTTAGTTTCATTGCCAATGCGAACTGGAACAGCAATACAGCAAATATTCTTACTGAACTTCCTCACAAACTCAAAGTTGGTTCAGAAGTAGAAATCAAGAATATTGTTAGTGCAAATAATCCTGTTGGAACCGCTAACTCTGGTTTTAATGGCAAATTCAATGTTACTGGTATTACTAGTGCTAGAGAATTTGCAGTTTCCTTAGTAAGTTCTTCTGGCCCTGGAACATTTGATAGTGATACATCCGCAAGAACCACAAGTCTTCCTACTTTCACTCAAACAAGAACTAAAGGAACATACCAAGTTTATCGAGCTCAGCAAGTTCAAAGATATGTTGCTGGTGAACAGGATGGTATCTATCATCTGCTGATAGTTAATAATTCTAACTCTCCTTCAGTAGCACCCTTCTCTACTGAAAGATTCTCTCAGTCAATTCAGCAACTTTATCCTCAGACTAATAGAGATAATCCAAAGAGTGATCCTACAGAATCTGCATCATTCGCTCTACCTACACCAATTGGTGAGACTGTAATTGATGATTCTCAAAACAGCGTCACTAGGGAAACTATAAATTCTCAGATCTTTGACTATAATATTGGTTTTGGTGTAACTGAAGTTCAGTCGAATAGTGCTGGTGCTGCCCATACATTCTTCTCTACTATTGATCATGGACTAAATCGTGTTATTAATATTGGTATCGCTGATAGTGGTGCTGGGTATGGTAATGGAAGTGCTGGTTTCATTTACAATGCTAAATTAGTATCTGCTGGATCTGCTTCAACGCAAGGACAAAACGCAACTGCCAGAATTCAAGTTAACTCATCTGGTAATTTGGTTGCTGCCAAGATCATGGATGGAGGTAGTGCATATACATTAGGTGATTCTTTACAGATTGTTGGTGTTGGAACTACTGCTCCTCATAGTGTTGGTATTGTCACAGTCACTAAGGTTTACGATAACACTGGTGATGTACTTCAATTAGTTAACGCTAAACCTTCATCAAATTATCCTTATAATACTCTTTATAGAATTACTGGAATTACTGCAGGATCTGCAAAGGAAGTTAAAGTAGCATCTGCATCAACTATAAGTGGGGCTGGAATTGGCGTTACAAATCTCGTCAATGCTGCAGTAGTAAATGTTGGAAGATCACTAAATGTAAGTTCATTTAACTACAATCAAGTTACTGGTGTTGGTGTTGTTACAACCACTGAGAATCATGGACTGAGAGTTAACAACAAAGTTAACATTTCAGGTATTGATCAATCTCTTTATCAGGGAGACTTTATTATTAAGAAGACTGATGCACTTAACTCTTTTGAGATTAGTGTTGGTGTAGGCACCACTGCTCCTAATCCTTCTGGAACAATCAAAGCACTTCCTAATGGATATTGTGCTTCTGGAGGAAACATTGTCCTAGAAGATGAAAATCTTAGTGGAAGACAGCAAACAACATATGCAGGTATTACCACTACAGTATCCGCTGCCGTTCTTACTGCCGCAACCGCCTCTATTGACATCTTGAATGTCACAGAAACTGATATTAATATTGGTGATTATCTACTCATCGATAAAGAAATTGTAAGGGTAAAGTCAACTGTTACTGGAAATCCTGTTACCGTTTTCCGTGGTGTTCTTGGTACTAGAGCAACATCACATGCAACAAATTCTGTAATCAAGAGAGTTACTTGTCGTCCGGTTGAATTTAGAAGAAACTCTATAATTCGTGCTTCTGGACATACGTTTGAATACGTTGGTTATGGCCCTGGTAACTATTCTACTGCATTACCAGAAAAGCAAGATAGATCTCTTACCACTAGAGAAGCACTCATTTCACAATCTCTGAAGATGGATGGCGGTGTAAACGTTTACACTGGTATGAATGATGCTGGTGACTTCTATGTTGGTAATAAGAAAGTAAGTTCTGCTACGGGGCAAGAAGAAGTCTTTGATGCACCTATTCCCACCGTTACTGGTGAAGATGTATCGACAAGTGGAGTTAGTGTTGGATTTGACGTTCTGACTCCACTTGAGGCGTCAATTAGTCGTTCTTTAAGAGTTGAGGGTGGCCCCGAAAACAATATTGTTTCTGAGTTTGACGGCCCTGTAATCTTTAACAATAAGATTACTTCTACTTCAAATAAAGGTATTGAGTCTAACTCTTTATTCTTGCAAGGTGATACGACTGTATCTAGAAAATATACTGTAGGTATTGCAACTCCTTCTCTTGCTGGAAACCCTGGTGATCTTGTTTATAATGCAAATCCATCTAAGGGTGGATATGTTGGTTGGATTTACACAACTAATAATGACTGGTATAGATTTGGTAACGTAAGTCTTGAGAAGACTTTAAGTGTTGGTATCTTCGATCAAGTAGGTATCGCTACTACTACACCTGGAGACTTTACACTCAAGGTTGGAAACGGATCTACATCATTCTCTCTCGATAAGTCTGGAAGAGCAGGTGTTGGAACAGATGCAAATGTATTTAAGTTCAGAGTAGAGGGTGACTCTTACTTTGGTGGAAATGTCAACTCTGCAGGTATAATTACTGCCGCACTATTTAAAGGTGATGGTTCTGGACTTAATAACCTACCCACTGACAGTCTGTTTAGTTCTGTTCCTCTTGGTATTGGAACTGGTATCTACCCTAATAACTTGGTTCGCGTAGGTGTTGGAACTTCTGTCCCTCACTTTAATCTTGATCTTGGTACAACAGGTGCGGGTACAACCGACATTAAGGTAAGAAACAATGCTGTCTTTGATGGTAGACTTGATGTTGTTAATGTAAATGTTAGTGGAGTAATTACTGCTACATCTCATAAATTAGATAGTACAACTGGTGAGATTCGCACTGGTATTATCACTGCAACTAACATTGTTGTAGGAACTGCTCTCTCTACATCTAGTAATCAAACTGGATTTGGAACAGCATCACCTAGAGCAAAGGTTGATATTGAAGGATCTGTCAAGTTTAAGACATACTCGGAATTCGTTCAAACGCTTGATATCTCAAGTGGTAATGTCAATATTAACTTGTCTGACGCACAATCTTTCCATCTGATTGTTGATGAAGATGTAACACAATTTACTCTTCTCAATCCACCCACTGGAGCAACTGCTTTCTCTATCTTAATTGATCAAGATAGCACGGGTGGCTACTCTGTTGGCATTGCTACATTCAAAGATAGTGGAGGAACGGTAATACCTACCAAGTTCCCCGCTGGTGGAGTCTTACCCATTGTTACAACAACCGCAGGTAAGTCGGATATCTACTCATTCAAGACGTTCGATGGTGGTTCAACACTCTATGGTGTAGTTGGAGGACAGAACTTCGCATGATTGGATTAGGGTTTTACAACGTCACACAGACGACAACCGATCTCAACGGGCCTTTCCTTAGATTTACTGAGGAACCAAGTTCATCTACAATAAATGATGGTGGTAGCGTTACTTTAACTGGTATCGCTACTGCTGAGTTCAAACATAACCCATCAACTATTCCAGGAGAAAGAGTTACTAACACAGGAGATATTGCATATCAATGGTACATTGAAGGCATTGCTGCTCAGGATATTTCTGGAAAAATTAGTGGTTCTCAAACTAATAGTTTGACATTAACGAACCTTTCAAATCCCACAGATACAAATAGATCTATAGTTTTACGTGCAACATACGATGGATCTGCTTATCAATCAGAAGAGGGTGGTATTTCAGCAGGTATTGCAAGATCAACAGGTAATGGTGTAAATCAACCTGTTGATTCATCTGCTGCAGTAGTTACGATAAATCCCACAATTTCTATTGATACTCAACCTGTAGAGGCAACTGCTGCTCAAGGACTTGATGCAACATTCACTGTTGTTGCATCTGCTTCCGATGGAAGTGATGTTAATTATCAGTGGACTAAAGATGGTGATTCACTGTCTGACGGTACTGATGTAAGTGGATCAAATACTCCGACACTTTCTATCTCAGATACAACTCTTGGTACATCAACAATAGGTGTTACAGTATCTCATCCTACTGCAGGTAACTCTCCTGTCACGTCAGATGGTGTAGATTATACTGTTGTATCGGCCAGAACTATTATTGATTATTACTTCCATGATGATAGTGGAAATTACTATGGATCTGGATCAAAAAATCTATTTGATGCTAGTCTGCCATTTACTGCTAATCCTAACAGATCAACTCAGGGAATATCTTTCCATTCACCGGAACAAGATATTACAGTTAAAGTTAAAATGGGAGCTGGCGCAGGTTCAGGTAGAAATGGGAACAATGGTGGACAAGGTGGAATATCTGAATTTATCATTACATTAGAGAAAAATACAGAATATATTCTCAAACTTGGTTCGGCGGTAATGCCTACTGGTGGTGCTAATGGTGGTGGTGGAGCTGCGTACATCTATAAGAAAGCTAGATTGCTCGTGGCATTAGGTGGAGGTGGTGGTGCTGGTTCAAGTGGTAATGGAGGAACAGGTGGGGGAATCGGTATATCTGGCACAAGAGGTGGTGGAAGAAGTGGAGGAAGTGGAGGATCAACATATGATACTGGATCTCTTCCAACAATTGGTGTTTTCCCAGGTGGACAAATCTATGGTGGTGTAAACTGGTCTTCTCCAACTGCTGGTAGAATCTCTGGATGTACGATCGGAAGTAATTATTTTACAAGTAGATTTTCACCATGTGATGACATGGGAATATCAAGATTCAGAGTTGGATCAGGTTCTGAACTCAGTCAGACGCCACTAATTGAAAGAGGATACAAACCGGGAGTTGGACATAGAAATAATGGCGGTAACGGTTCTGGTAACAATGGTGGTGGTGCATCTGGAGCAAACGGTGGAAACGCAGGAAGTAATAACTCGGCAGGTGGTGGAGGAAGTGGATATTCAAGTGGAGATGTTGAGTTACTAACTACTCAGTTAGGAGGAAATTCAAATGGTAATGCATATTGTACATTTGAATATTATATACCTGACTGAAAATATTTGATAAATATATAAAACAACGGGGGATAGTGAACCCAAATGGCAGTAGATAAGAGTTTTGTCGTAAAGAATGGCTTAGAGGTTAACTCTGATCTTATTGTAACTGATATATCCGACAGTCAAAATAAAAAAGTCGGTATCGCGAGCACAGGACCACGCACGACACTAGATGTTCGTGGTGGAATTGCTGCAACAGATGGTAACTTCAGTGGTATTCTTACCGCAGCAAGTGTAGATATCTCAAGCTTTGGTGCTATTAGAGGTACTGAAGCAACAATCACCGGATTCTCCACACTAGGAGGATTGACGGTAGATCAATTAACCGTATCTGGTGTAGCAACCTTTGCAGATCTTTCTTATGATGAGATAACAGGTAGAAATATTAATATCACAGGAATCGCTACGATTCCTGTTTTTGATGGAACTACGGCATTTAATGATGGTGTAACTGTTGTTGGCGTAGTAACCGCAGCACACTTTGATGGGGGTGGACTTGGCGTTGGTGTTGCTGATTCCACTGGCACCATTATTGGGTATGGATTTACCATGCTCAACTTTATTGGCGCAGGAAATACCTTTGCCGTTGATGGAACATCCGTTGATATCAGCATCGCCGGAGGTGGCGGTGGTAGCGGAGGAGGTGGATCCGCTAGTATTGGTATCGGTACAACAGTAGGGGATGCTTTCTCTGGTATTGTCACCGCAGGTAATCTTTGGTATAATACAGGTGAAGGTAGATTATTCATCTATTATCAGGATATAGATTCTGCACAATGGGTTGATGCTGCACCATTCAATGTTGGTATTATTACCTCTCTATCGGAAATATCATTTATTGCCGGTTCTGCTGCAGCACCCTCAATTTCGTTTGGATCTGATTCAGATTCTGGTTTTTTCTCTGCTGGTACAGATCAACCAGGAGTTACTGCTGCTGGTTCCCAGGTTGCTAGATTTAATCCTAGTGGATTAAGTGTCACTGGTGTTGTAACCGCTACCAGTTTCTCTGGTGATGGTGCTGGACTAACAGGTGTTGCAAGCACAGATAATATACAGACTGCCACTGAAGCATCATTTTTAAGTGGAGTTAAAATAGCAGGCGTTACCACTGCATCTGGAGGTGTTGTTGGTAATGTAACTGGTAATGCAACAGGATTATCTGGTTCTCCAAACATTGTAGTTGGTTCTATCACTGCATCATCAGGAACTGTAAGTGGTAATTTGAGTATTGGTGGTACACTAACGTACCAAGATGTCACCAACATGGATGTGTTGGGTATTGGTACATTCCAGCAAGGTATTCAAGTTCTTGCAAATGGTGCTAATGTCACAGGTATTGTGACTGTAGGTTTAACCACTATTAAGAGTGGTGAAGTAGAAGTTACTGGTGTTGTCACTGCCTCTCACTTTAGTGGAGGTGGATTGGGAGTTGGTATTAAAACTACCGGTGGAGTTATTGGTTATGGATTCACTAACCTTAATTTTATTGGAGCAGGAAATACCTTCTCTGTTGATGGAACAACAGTTGATATCAGCATCGCTGGCGGCGGTGGTGGTGGTTTTAGTATGCTACAATATATTCTTGCCCTTTAATTATAAATAACTCAAAAGATATTCATGGCCAATCCCAATCTAGTAGAAGCTTCCGTATTAAAGGGGCATACAGTCATTAGACAATTAGATACTACCACTACCACTGGTATTGTTACTTGTCCTTCTAGCACAATTTACAAAATAAATTCCATTTATGCTGTAAATATTGATGGAAGTAACAATGTTGATATAACTATTAAATTTTTTGATGCTGATACTGGTGGAAGTGGAACTAGTTATGACATTGCAAGCACAGTAGTTCTTCCTGCGGATGCAACATTAACTGTCATTGCAAAAGACGCACCAATTTATCTTGAAGAAGGTGATAAAATTCTTGCTGGAGCAAGTTCTAATAGTGATGCAAATATTGTTGTGTCATGGGACGAAATTTCGTAGAGGAGAATTATGGGAGTTCAAAGAAGAAGCGCAGGATTTATTGGTACAGATAGTAACACTTGGGTTACTTCTCCATCACCAGTTTATTATGGTATATGGGAACCTAATCTTGTTGTTCAATATAGTGAAGTAAACGAGTGGGCTAGCCCTGGATCATTACCAGCTCAAGAACCTATCAGTGCATTCCTTTACGGGCCTGCAGAACCTGCAGGATCTGGCCCAGGATCTATAACTATTCCAGCTAGCACACCACATGTCTACGTATTTGTCGCTGGTGGTGGCGGTGGTGGCGGTGTAGATCATGATGATGGCCAAGCACGTCCTGGAGGAACAGGAGGACAAAGATATGCATTATTTGCAAGGCCTGCAGTAGCGAATAGTGGACAAACCACTATGAACTACAACGTCGGAAACGGTGGTGCTGGAGCTCCTAATAGATCTAATGATGGCAATGGTGGTGGCGGTAATAACTCATCAGTAACCTTTGGAAACTTTAATATGAGTGCCAACGGTGGCGGTGGTGGTTGTGGTAAATGTAATAGTAATGGAAGTACTGGGAACACAAACCAAAATGGAACTGTTGTGTTTGGTGGCAACGGTGGTGCTGCGAATAATTATATGACAGGATCTAATGAACCAGCTAATTATGTACCTGTAGTTAATATTCCAGTAAGCAGTGAAGGCGTTAATTTTAGCAACGGTGCTCCTGGTGGTAACGGTGGATCACAACCCTCCCCTGGCGGCCCTGGTGGAGTCTATGTTAGATTTGGAAGAGGTATAAATGCTTCGACTGCCCCAGGATCTGGTAATGATTATGGCATACCTAATCCTTCATATGGCGTACCAGATGCGGCTAAATTGTTAGATATTTAATTATGGAACAATTTATATTTACCAGAATGTTGAAAAATACATCCTGGTGTGAAGAAGGTATTAAATGGTTTGAAAAATTTAAAGATAAACAAACACCTGGAGTTTGCTCAAACGGATATAAAGGTGATGTTTTTGAGGACACTAAAAAATCCACCGACATAAGTGTCAGAATGGTGGATTTAAAGTGTAATATGTTTAAACTGGAAGAAAAAGAAGATTTTTTTAAACCTATATTTACTGAAATAAAAGAATTATATTTTGATTATACAAAAATATATTCTGAAATATTAAATATGGATCGTCTTGAGATTATGCCAGTTTTTAATATGCAAAAATATATTGATGGTGGACACTTTAAACAATATCATTTTGAAAGTAGTAGTAGACTTACTAGGCATCGTGTGCTAGTGTGGATGATATACTTGAATGATGTAGAGGAGGGTGGAGAAACTTATTTTCCATATCTTGATCTACGATTCAAACCAAAAAAGGGGCAAATTTTATTGTGGCCTGCAGATTTTACTCATACGCATTGCGGAGAGGAAGTTATAGAAGGGCATAATAAATATATTATGACAGGATGGATCGGACTTACCCCATCTTGCGTCAACGAAATTAATTTTAATAAATTACCTGAAGGTACGATTCTTTATGACTGAAATAAATGAACTGGTAAATCTTTATCCAACACCAATATGTGTTCATAATTTTAATTCGGATATTTTTGTAAAATATAAGGGAGAAATTTTAAAAACTTACTCTGATATTTGTACTGATGAAAGTAATTCTTTTGTCACAACTGATGATGGAAGCGATACTAATGAGCAAAAAACATCTATCGGATTCAATATATTTTCAAGAGAGGATTTGCAAGAATTAATTGGTGAATATTTTGTACCACAAATTCTTCTTGATTATTGCATATCCTTATCAATTAAAATGCCTGGGCGATTGAGATTCTCACGTATTTGTAAACTTAAAAAAGGTGAGAAAAAAAGTTTTAAAGATCTTGGTTCTGTTTTATCATTAATTTTCGCAGTTCATTGTGATCCTGAGGATTGTATCGATATTATCAATCCTGCGTTTTATTTTCAGTCTAGTAAAATGATTCCTGAAATTATAAATGGAGCTAATGCACAAGTTATTTCTTTTCCTTTAGTTGGAAAAGCATATATGTTCCCATCAGCAACTAATTATGATATTGCAGCAAAAAATCAAGATTTGACATTTGTGCAACTAGGATTCATGTATGACTAATGTCTTACCATTTTTTGTTCCAATTTCAATATTAAAAGTTCAAAATTGGCAAGACAAAAGAAAAAAATTAGAGAAATCTTTGTTAGATTTAAGAAAAATAGATAGCAAAGATGAATTCATTAGTACAGATTATCATGATTTTAAAGGTGACAAGATAAATGCATCTGAAATATTTGAAGATGAACTAAATGAATTTTGCAAAACAATTAACGCAAGTTCTTTCAGTGTAAAAAAATCCTGGATTGAAGATCAAGATAAGAATATGTACCATAGTGTTCATAATCATGGTGCAATAGGATTTAGTGCTATATGTTATTTAAATTTTGATCCAGAAGTTCATCGCTCCGTTAAATTTGTCTCTCCATTTAGTAATTGGCAGAATGGGGTTCAAATGGATTGGAGTCCAGAGGATGATGATATACAAGTAGAAGAATCAACCATTATATTTTTTCCATCGTTTTTACTTCATTATACATTCTCTAATGTTTCGGATAAAAGAAGAACAGTAGTCTCATTTAATTTTGATTATGTTTAATATAACATCAGAACCAGTTCTTTATAAAAATTTCTATAATAACGTTGTAGAATGGGATGAGGCACTTCAGCATATTGATGCGCTTGAAAAGGATGGGGGAATAAATGACAAATCAATTGTGTTGAAGCATAGTCATGGATTTATCTCATATAAAGCAGAAAGACTAGAGAGTGTTCAATCACTGTTTAAAATTTTACAAGAAAAAATACATAATACAGATTACCCTGTTGCATCTGCACATCTTTATGGGGGTATAACTTCAAACAGTAAAGTATCTGAACGCCATTGTGATTATTGTCATGTCTGGTATTGGCAATGTAAAGGACAGACTAAATGGATTATTGATGGTGAAAAATTTAATCCCCAATCTTTTATATTGAATGAAGGTGACTTAATATATGTACCACCCAAATTTAATCATGAAGTTATTCCTCTATCTCCAAGATTAGGTATATCGTTTGGATCAGAATTACGATGAAATATAGAGTAGTTGATAATTTTATGCCGGAGGACTTTCATAGTGCTCTTTGGGAATTAGTGTCAAGTTTTAGGTTCCCTTGGTTTTATGGTGCAAAATCAAATTATAATCCAGAATGCCCATATATTGAACAGAAAGATAGTTTAGATGATTATCATTTTGTACATCACTTCTACGATAATGATAAACCAGTTAGTCCTTTTCATGAGCAATTGATAGTTCCATTATTGGAAGAAATGGGTGCCATATCTAGTATAAGAATAAAAGCAAATTGGCACCCAAGAACTGAAACTGTTTATGAAAATCCTCTCCACAAAGATTATCCTTTTGAACATAAAGGAGCAGTCTATTATATAAACAGTAATGATGGATATACTATCTTTGAAGATGGGACAAAGATAGAAAGCGTTGCCAATAGAATGCTATTATTTGAATCATTTAATTTTCATCGCTCCACTACATGTACCAATGCAAGAGGACGATTCAATATAAATTTTAATTACTTCTAAATACTAAAAAGAAGTATTGGAAAAAATGGCACTTTACTCATATAAAGGAGCTGAACCTACTGAATTGCCCACTAGACTAAGAATTGCTCCAGAAGATGCTCCAAGTGGTGCTACAGAGACTCGTACTCGGTTAGACGAACTTAGTGATGACGAACTAAAAGATCTTAAGTTTATTCGTGTTGATCTTACAGAATATGATGATACAAAATATTATCGGGAATGGGATTCTGAATTTTGTAAATATGATTTTCTTGAACTTGATAACCAAGAAAAGATAGCTAGACAGTATACTCCTCAACCAGATCTGGTTGCAGATTGGGTGGCTTTTGAAGAAAAATTTTCTTCACTTGAAATTAATAAAAAACTTTATGAATCTGGAGATCCATTTTTAGTTCAAATTATTTCTCAAACAAAATTGATGATTACCTATATGAGATGTGGTGTCAAAATCCAGAATTCGTTAGGTGCTCCTAACTTACAGCAGGGTATTGATATTCTTTCTGTGATTGAAGAGAATGGAGTTACTCAGAATGATAGAGATCAATTCATTGCAGATATGAAGTTAACTAATTTAGATGCTGAAATCAATATTCCAACTGATGAATGGATGGAACATCATTGGTATGAAAACACTGGAGACATATTCACTTGTATTAAAGCAGATTCCCACAATATCGGGGGAGAATGAATGACTATAAATAATAAAAAGAATTTGCGGGGGAGAGTGAACCCAGATGTCTAAAGTTAGAGCCGATAATTTTACTAACAGGGTAGGCACAGGTGCTCCAACCTTTCCACAAGGAGCCAATGTAACCGGTGTCGTCACTGCTACCACATTTAGTGGTAATGCAACCAGTGCAACAACAGCAACAACAGCAACAACAGCAACTAATGCTCAGGGACTTACTGGTTCTCCGAGTGTTACTGTAGCCACTGTTTCCGCAGCAGTTGTCAATACTACAGGTGATGTTTCCATTGGTGGTTCGCTAACTGTCAATGGCGACTTAACTACTATTAATAGTGTTGAGTTAAATATTGAAGATAAATTGGTAGGTATTGCATCTACTTCTTCACCAACAGACATCACTTGTGATGGTGCGGGACTTCAGATATTTGGTGCAACCAATAAAACATTTACATGGGAAAGAGACACTGGATGTTTCGAATACAGTGAACCTAATAAGTTCAAAGGTGTCATTGAAACAGTAGCAATGGCTGCTACCTCTAATGATGCTGCTGGTAGATTAATTGTTGAATGTGATTTAGCGCAAGCAACCACTTTTACTCACTCAATGTTGGGTGGAAATATTGGTATCGTTTCGTTTAAAAACTTACCAGCAGACAGTGGTGTTCAAAATGGAACTACTGCCACAATTATCTTCACTCAAAATTCCGCAGTTCCACAAGCTGGTGTAGGAAATACACAATTCCCTGCAGGTATTGGTACTTTCGTTACTGTTAAAGGATTTGAAAATGGATCTGCTATTGCAGGTGTCAATACCGCTTCCTTAGTTGCTGCATCTGCTGGTTCTGCGTCAACTGTGTTCTTGTCAAATATTGCTAGTCAAAGAGACTTTGTTTCTTTCTTCATTCATTATAACGGTGGTACTAATACTGTTGCAAATAGTTATCAAGTATATGCCACTAAGAATGGCAACTTTGCTCAAGGTAATATCATAGTATAATATAGTAGATATGAGTATTTTCAGCAACTTTTTTGTAAAACAAAAACCAATTTTTACTGGTTTGCGATTTGGTTTTGGTTCAGGTTCTGGCGAGGCGGCTCCAAAGCTTCCTGCGGTTGTTACCAGTAATGGAACTGTTGTTACAGTTGGTGATAAAACAATTCATATTTTTACTTCACCCGGAACACTAACCGTAGCGGATGGAAGTGTTGTTGCTGATTACTTAATTGTTGGTGGAGGTGGCTCAGGCGGAGGAGGAGCATCCCCTGGTGGTGGTGGAGGTGGTGCTGGTGGTATGTTGAATAGCACTGGTACTATACCTGTTGGAGTTCATGCTATTACTGTTGGTGATGGTGGTACTTTTGCCCCAGGTAGTGTTCAGTCAGGAGATCCATCTCAAATTGGATCTGTTTTTGTAGCTCAAGGAGGAGGACATGGCAGCCGCACTGGCACTGGAGGAAATGGTGGATCCGGTGGTGGTGGTAATGGTGGAGATAACACACATCCTATGACTGGACCTGGGGGATATGGAAATAGAGAAACCGACACTAACAATGCAGTACCAGATCAAGGAAATAATGGAGGAAATAGTCACCCCTCTGGATCTGAAGGTTACGGAGGATCTGGTGCTGGCGGTGGCGGAGCTGGCGCTGGTGGTTCGAATGCACCTAATCCTCGGGGTGGTGGTAACGGTGGTAATGGGCTTCCTAATTCTTGGATTCCTAGTTCATATGGAACAACTGGGCCATCACCTGGAAGATGGTTTTCAGGTGGAGGCGGTGGATCTTCCAGAAGTGACTCTGGTGGTAATTGGCCTAATCCTAGTGGAACTACTGGTGGATCCGGTGGTGGAGGCCGAGGAACAGGCCAAAGTAATCCTTCAGTGGCCGGAACCGCCAATACAGGTGGAGGTGGCGGAGATAACAGAAATGGTGGATCAGGATTTGTTGCTATTAGAATAGATACTGAGCAGTAAGGATTTTTATAGAATAGATTTATATTGACATTCTAACTTAACTGATATATAATACAATTGAATACATTATAGGTATATGGCATTTCAATCTGTTTGGTACTACACCGAATTGCCCCAAGATGTAATAGAGATTATTGAAAAAGAGTTGTCTGTGCAGTTTGATCCCCAAATGGCAGACTCTAAACTACATGGTGATGCTCTGAATAAAGAGAAAAGGAACTCACAAAATGCCTGGATCCCTACCACTCATTGGATTGGTGGATTTATGTGGCATTATATTCAGAGAGCAAATCGTGAGAACTTTCTATATGATTTAAAATGTATTGATGGGGAATCAATGCAATATACTCGGTATGGTGAAGGACAATTTTATGGATGGCATAATGATGCTGGACTTTCTACTCAATACAAACCCGTAACCGCTGGTAATAGAGGATTTGACGGTGGTATTGCACAAGATTTTATGAATGAAAATTGTGAGATGGTTCGTAAATTATCTTTTTCATTACAACTCTCTGATCCAGATGATTATGAGGGAGGAAATGTACAACTTCTTGATGAAGCAGGTAATAATTATTTTGCACCACGAAGACGTGGTTCGGTTATTCTATTTGACTCTCGCACACAACACCGAGTTCTGAAAGTTACGAAAGGTGTTCGTAAGTCTATTGTCGGATGGACTGTTGGCCCTCGTTGGAAGTAATATGACACAAATTAATATGTCTGCAGAAGAGATAGCTCTTCAGGAAAAATTTCATAGCGGATCTTCTTGGACTAGAAATGAATCTTTTGACAAAAATGGATATTTTGTTGTTAAAGATCTCTGGGATCCGAAAGATCTGACTGAATTGCCACCCGAAAATAAAGGGCAATATTCCTTCAGAGGGAAAACTATGGAGTTTGAATATATGGATGAGGAAAAACAAGTAAACGGATCTACATCTAGATACTGGTTTCCTCCATATCGCCCAATTCATTCTCAAATTAGGAGAAAAATTGAAGAAGTAATCGGTAGAAAACTTTATAATACTTATTTTTACGATAGATTTTATAATCCTGGACAAGACTTAACTGTACATTGTGATCGCGCTGCATGTGAAATATCTGTCACACTTCATGTTAGTACCAATATTGAAAGTGATGATAAAAACTGGCCAATTTGGATTAAAACACCTGATACTTATACTGATGAAACCAAAACGGAGATATTAGTACCAGGTGAAAATCGATCTGTTGTTCTTCAACCTGGTGATGGAATGATATATAAAGGTTGCGAACGTCCTCATTGGAGAGAACCACTACCTAAGCAATTTAAAAAGAATTGGTATAGGAAAAATGTTGAAATTGATGGATGCTACTATCATCAAGTATTTTTTCATTATGTTCTTGCTGATGGACAAAGATCACACTTTGCATATGATTCATATCAAGGACTAGCGTAAACTCCTAAATAACTAAAAAAATAAAGGGTAATAATGTCACAAAAGCAGGCACAATTACTTAATCCCATCAATGGGAATATAAACGTTAGTGGTGTTGTGACTGCTACTTCATTTTCTGGTGATGGTAGTAGTTTAACAAGTTTGCCAGCTGGACTTGGAACGGCACTTAGTTCAACTCAGACGAGTCCTCTCAACAAAATTTATTATACGGATCAAGTTCTTGGAATTGCATCAACAATTACCATTGATCCACCAGCAACAGCAGTTGTAGCATATACACAATATGCTGATATTCAGGTAACTGATGATGCTGATTTAATTGTTGCAGATGGCGATGAGTTCGTTCCAAATATTTTGGGAATTGGGACAGATGAAATTAATAGTTTAGGTGGAAGTGGTGGTAGAATTAGAGCAGATAATTATATAAATTCCGCTGGTACTGGAGCACCTACTTTCCCTAGTGGGGTTAATATAACTGGCGTTGCAACTGCCACACAATTTAAAGCAGATAGTGCAATCTTCAGTGGTAATGTCACTATTGGTGGAACTATTACTTACCAAGACGCCACTAACATGGACGTTCTTGGTATTTCAACATTCCAGCAAGGTATTCAAATTCTTGCTAATGGAGCAAATATTGCTGGAATTGTTACAGTTGGTGTTACCACTATTAAAAGTGGTGAAATAGAAGTTATTGGAGTTGTAACTGCAACTACTTTTAAAGGAAATGTTGAAGGAACCACTGGAACCTTTACTGGTAGTGTAACTTCAGGAAACGTAAATGTAACTGGTGTTGCAACTGCCTCTAGATTTGGAGGTTATGATTCATTAGTTGCCACAGCAAGTTCCGACAAAACAACGTATCTTACAACTGTTGCTGCTAAGACAGCAGATCACAGATACTTTGGCACTGGTTCATCAAGTGGTTACTTCTTTGATGGAATACAGTCTCCCATTGTTACACTAACACCAGGAAAAACATATTTCTTCGATCAAAGCGATAGTTCAAATAGTTCACACCCATTAAGATTCTATCTAGAATCTGATAAGACTACTCAAATCACAGATGGTGTTACTGCAGGTAGTGTTAGTGCAGGAACTGCTGGTGCTGGTGTAACAATTGTAGTTGGTGATTCCACTCCCTCTGTATTACATTATCAATGCACGAACCATGGATACATGGGTAATGCAGTTACCAATACTGCTAATGTTGTTAATACAAATCACGATACGAGATTTGGTGGTTTCTTAAGAGAAGGTGTTAAGGTTACTGCTGCTAAACTTAGTGATGGTGCTAACATTGATGTAGAAAATGGAAATGTCTTCCTTTTCACTACCACAGAAACTACAACATCTACACCTAATATTAGATATAACGCTTCTACATCATTTAATAGTAAGGTAGCAATCGGTGAAGCAGTTTCTGTAACAATTGTCACCACTGCAGCTGCAGCAGGATACTCTGCTCAACTTACTATTGATGGTGGTGCAGTTACAGAAAATTGGACTGGAGGAAGTGCTCCTTCTGATGGGGGTTCAAGTGGTGTTGATATTTACGCATATACCATCATTAAAACTGCTGATGCCACATTTACAGTTATCGCCACTCAAACTAAAACTTCATAAGGATTAATAATGTTTGAAAGACATATAAAAGAATCCCCAGTTTTTACTGGATCTAGATTTGGTATAGGTAAAGGTGGTAATATAGTTGTGCCAGATCCACCAATTATTTTTGGTGGAAGCGGAACGTGGGGTACTAATTCTGCCTCACAATTTTCAAGTAATGGTGTTTATCAACTCAAGGATACGACTTCAGAAGAAATTTTTTATGGTTATATAAAAACAATCAATAGTAAAAAGGCATTATGTGTGATGGCTAATAGGACGTTTGATGGTAATTCTGAATTTTATTATGGTAATTCTTGGTGGAATAGTAGAACAAAAGTTGGTGATACCGCCATCAAAGCAGACATTACTTCAAATACTACAGCAAATTTTTTAAGTCAAGGATTTTTTGAAGTACCTCTCCAAGGAGCATTTGTCACTAGTGTTAATGATAGTAATAATCCAGATGGTTGGGTTGAGTATACTGGAACAGCAACAGATACTAATAGTCTTCCAAATGGATCTGATTCTAGTATTCCTAGTGGAACTCTTGAACATGCAGGAGACTCCACGAGTAGTATAGTCGAAAGCGGCAATTGGCGGGAAATAATTAAAAATTCAGATCCTGAATACTTCCGATCTGGGCAAGGGGCCCCAGAGTATTGGGGATTTTCATTGAGAGCTGCAAATGCTAATGGAAGTAATAGTATTTCCAGATCTAAATTTGGTTTTGCCTTAGCTCAGGAAGAATATCCCGGAGGATCTGGTACTTGGTATAGCGCAAATGGATATGGTTTTGGTATTGCTGCTGATGATCAAGATCTCGGAACATCCGCACCGGGATTAGAAGGGGCTTCTGGATATAATAATGCAAGAAGTAATGCTGGAAATAGTGGTGGAAGTGAGACTGCATATCCATTTCCTTTGGAATTTTGGGTAATACCTCAAAATAGTTGGACGTATGAATACAATGCAATGTAATAAATACTTAAAAAGATAAATGTTTCATAATTTCCATTTAAAACTTAAACCATTCCAAGGTTTATTGGGACTTGGAGGAGGTGTTGCTTCTAGATCAACAGGAGCTGTAAATGTACCGCCACTTACCTCTCTTCGAATAAAAGCATGGGGAGCTGCGGGTGCTGCTTCATATGGTTGTGGTTCTTATAGTCCAAGTAGTAATGGTGCTGGGGGTGGATTTGTTGATATTACTTATACAGTAGGATCATTTGCTAGGGGTGATATACTCCGCATTATGGTTGGACAATCTGGAGTTCGTGATAAACAATCGCAACCATATGGTGGTGGCGGAGCTGCTGGCGGTTCTGGTGGTTCTTCTGGTGGAGGTGGAACTTTTATTGGTTTTAATCCAGGAGGATCTAATCCCAGTTCAATAACTGCTCCAAATTTGATTCTTGCCGCTGGTGGTGGTGCTGGTGGAAGCACTGGTACTGGTGGACCTGGCCAACCTGGTAACAATGGCGGCGGTGGCGGGACTACTGGAGCTAACGGTTCTGGAAGTGGTGGTACTCAATCTGCTGGTGGTGCTGCTGGAACAGGTGGATTTGGTGGTGGTGGATCTGCTGGTACGGCAGGTAGTTTTATGAACGGCGGCACGGGTATGAGTTGTAAGGGATCTGGTGGTGGATCAGGATACTATGGAGGCGGCGGTGGTAATGGTGACTGTGGTGCTTGCTCTTCTGGTGCTGCTGGTGGTGGATCTAGTTATGTGGGACATCCAACAGTTAATACAGTTAATAGTAATGTTCAAGCATGGGGATCTAATCAAAATCCAGTATCAGTAGCAGATCCTCATTTTTCTGCCGGGCCTGGTGCTTGGGGTGTAGGTGATTTTGATGGAAATCCTGGACATGTTACCGTTATTGCGAATGGAACTGAGGTAACACACTACGATTACACAGGTTCAGATCAATATCACACTATTTAAAATTTAAATGAATTATTTACAATCATACTCTATCGATAATCGTCTTAGTGAAAGTGCTATTAATAATCTAGTTACCTTTCTTATTAGTAAAGAGCAGGAAATACTTGATTCATATCCTTTTATGAGTGATTATGGCACAAGTCTTACTACCGAGCATGTGTCTACACGCTCAAATGCATATAATATTTTTAAGTATATTGATGAGTATCCAGATCTTAACATTATTTTTGAGTTTATAAAAACATCCTACTGGAATTATATTGATAATGTATTTTCTCCTAAAAACTTTACGAATGATCAGCTAGATCCTTCAGTTAGTGCATGGTTAAATGTAATAAGAGAAAGTGAAAGGATTGGAATGCACAAGCATTCTGATCAACATCCATCAGGACTTTGGAGTTTTGTTTCTGGAACCATATCTTTAGGTGTATCTAACACTTCTACATTTTATAATGATGGAAGTTCTACGCATGAAGTTGAAAATGTAGCAGGAGAACTTACATTATTTCCACCATATTTTACACATTGGACTAACCTCCATACTTCTTCGGAACCAAGAGTTACTCTAGGATTTGACGTTTTATTCAGACATGATCATGCGCCAGAAGGTATTGATTTTACAAACAATTTGAAAAAATTTAATTAAGAAGAATCATGATAAACTTTCACAAAAAAGAAAAACCACTTCAAGGTTTGCTGGGTTTGGGTGGTGGTACTAGTGCTTGGTTAGCACCAAAAGGTTCTAGTGTCCCAGTCTCAGATGAGTATCTTTATCTACCTTTTAATGAGAGTTCCAGTAGCAGAAATAAGTTTGGTGATTATGCATCATCTATAACACTTAATAGTGGTGGATCTGTCGCATCTGATCACCCATATACTATTACTGGTACCACGTACAATAGTGGAAATGCTAAGACACATCACTGTGATGGACAATCTGATACTGCTTATTTAAGTGCAAATACAAAACTTGGAAGTGTAGGTACAGGCGACTTATGTTTTGATATGTACTATAAGTGGGTGTCAGAAGGAAACGGTGGTGGATCATATGGTTATGTCGGAGACTATGCTGGAGCGGCTCTTTATTCTGGTAGTCATACAGGTATAAGTAATGATAATTATATTGCCATGGGTGCTATAGGTTCTAATGTTCTAGGTAGATATAATTATCAAGCTACGGCCAATGAGAAATGGAATGAATCAATAACTACAAATGGTAGTGGTATGAATGTGTGGTACCACGTATTAGTTCTTAGACAATCTAATAAATGGTACTCATTTGTAGATGGTGTTCTTGATGGATATTTTGCCGAACCTTCTTCCCGTAATATTGCAAACGGTGGCGGTTTCCACTTTGGAACGATCGATAGAAGCGGACACTGGTGGGATGCTTATGTCAGCGATTTTATGTGGCAGAAAGGATCAGATATTTTCTATAACGTGTCTGGTTTAGATGCCTCTGATATCGGAACAACATATTTTACGGTGCCAAAATATAAGAATAAGTTAATGGCGATTCCATCAAATAGTAATTTTAGTATTGTACTAGCACCAACAGGATTTACAGCATCATAAATGATAGATAGGATTGGATATAAATAAGAAAAAGTGTGGTATAGAGAATCGTGGCAAATTTTCCTATTAATCCGGGTATAGGTAGCATTTTTGCTGACACTACCTCTGGTTTTAGGTATAAATGGACTGGAACAGTTTGGAAAAGTTTTACTCCATCTGCAGGAAATAATGTAACTAAACTTGATGACATTAGTTCAAGTTTTAATAATAGTACGACAACATTTGCATTAACTTCTAGTAGTGCTGCAATAAGTCCTGTAAATGCCCAAAGTTTAACAGTCTCTTTGGGTGGTGTTGTTCAAGAACCAGTAACAGATTATACAGTCTCCGGTTCTAATATTACATTTGCAACAGCACCTAACGTTGGACTTGATTTCTTCGCAATTAATCGTGCAGTTGCGACAGAAATTATTACTCAAATTGGGGTTTTAGATCACCTCAGTGTAAGTGGAATCAGCACACAATCAAATATTCAGGCAATAAACCTGAATGTTTCTGGTGTAAGTACTTTTAATTCATTATCTGAATTAAACGTAATTGGTGTTTCGACTCTATCTCAATTAAACGTAACTGGTGTTTCGACTCTTACATCCCTCATCGTTGGTTCTGCTATTACAATGTCAGCAGAGGCCATAGATGGTGGCAGAACAGTAAGAATTTTAGGTGAAAACTTAAACATTGTAGGTGTAGCAACTGCACTAGACTTTAATGCTCTGTCAGATGTTAATTTTAAAGATAACGTTATCACTGTAGGTGGAGCACTTGATAAAGTAAGTGAACTTCGTGGTGTAAGTTTTAATTGGAAAGAGACTGGAGAAGCTTCTTACGGTGTTATTGCTCAGGAATTAGAGACAGTATTACCCGAACTCGTTCATGGTTCAGATCCTAAAACTGTGAACTATAATGGTATTATTGGCGTCTTAATTGAAGCAATTAAAGAATTAAAATCTGAGGTAGACAACCTCAAAGCATAAGAAAAGAATATTCCTTATAAATAAACATATCTTAAGCCGAGTGGAGAAAGCACGAAGATGGCTATTAAAATTTCAGGAACAACTGTTATTGATGATAGCAGGAATCTTGTCAATATTAACTCTGGTTTAGGTGTCGGGATCCAATCTGCAGGAACTGCTGTTGGATATGGAATAACTCAGTTAAATTTTGCTGGGGCCGGTAATACATTCTCTGTAACTGGATCTACTGCATCTATCACTATTTCTGGTGGTGGAGGAGGTTCTGGTGTATCTTCTACGGGAGTTGCTACGGCATTTATTTTTTCTAATCCATCATTTATATCGACAAGTGTTACCTTATCGACTGGGAATAATAATTATGGCGCATTCGGTCCAATAACTATTGGATCCGGACAGACTGTTACTGTTGGATTAGCTAATACGTTCACCATTGTATAAATTTTGGAGAGAACCTAATGTCTGACATTAGAGTAAATAAAATACAGACTGATAACGATTCCGCTGTGCAATTTACAAAGGGATTAACAATGCCTTCAACTGTGAATATCACTGCGGGTGTTACTAATGTCACTGGAGTAGTTACAGCAACCCATTTCCACGGAGATGGTTCTGGATTAACTAATCTTCCCGGAATTTCCATTGCAAAGGGAATAGGACTTTCATTTATAATATAAAAAAATGGCTTCTATACTTAACGTAAATAATATACAATCAGCCGAAGATTCGGCAGCTTCTCTAACTTTTGGTGGAGTCGTATCTTCTGGATATGCTCTTACATGTGCTGGAGGAATAAATGTTAGTGGTGTTGTGACTGCAACTTCATTTGTTGGGAACGGCAGTTCTTTGACGAGTTTACCATTAGCAGAATCATCAACAGTCGTCGCTCTGTATCTTATTCAGTAAAATGTCAACATTAATAGTAGATCAACTCTCCAACAAATCTAATGATGGAGCTATAACTTTTACTAAGGGATTAGTTGTATCTTCTGGATATGCTCTTACATGTGCTGGAGGAGTTAATGTTGGTGGGGCATTAACTGCAACCTCTCTTTCAGGTGATGGTAATGCAATAACAGGATTGCCTGGAATGAGCACAAAAACTGCGATCGCTTTTAAAAGAATTCTTACGTTTAATGAGTTTAGAACTTAAATTCTATACATAATTCTATAACTGTACACAACTCCAAACTATAAAAAACAATGGCAAACCCAAATATCGTTAACGTCAGCAGCATTCTTGGAGATATTGCTGGAGTAGATCTAACAGGTACTAGCGCAACTGTTCTGGTTTCTAATGCAGCATCTAGTGGTAAAATATACAAAGTTAACTTTGTCAGTGCTTGTAATGATAGTGGATCAACTGCAAACCTTACACTTCAATATACCACTGGAGCTGATGGTGGTGGAACAGGATACAAAATCACTGATAGCGTCAGTATCACCGCAAATACTTCTCTTGTAATACTTGACAGAGCTTCTTCCATCTATTTAAAAGAGGCAAACTCACTTACTGTAACAGCATCAGCAGGTAACGCTTTTCATTGCGTTGTTTCGTATGAAGTTATTTCATAATAATGATTCTAGAAATATATACTAAAAAAGGAGAACAAAAATGGATGGATTAAAGTATTATGCTTTTGGCGGAGCAGAACCAATTTATGTGGAGAGTATTAAGCTTTCTACAGGACAAATAAGAACAGATCCAACTTCCTGGACAAGTGATGAACTGGCAGATGTTGGAGCAACAGGGCCTTATACAAAACCCTCATATAATATAGATACCCAAGAATTGCAGTGGGATCAAAGCGCACTGGACTGGAATGTGGTTGCAATTACGTTAGATACGCCAACTGCAATCGAACAGTGGACACAAGTAAGACTTGACAGAAATACTATGTTGGTTGATACTGATCAATTAATGAATGAAGATTATCCTTTCGCTACAGGCCAAAAAGATGCTTTATTGACTTACAGGGCAGCATTAAGAGATGTTGGAAGTCAATCAGATCCATATAATATAACATGGCCTACTCCACCTCAATGCATTAAAGATCACTTTAATTTAGATTAAAATGAATTTACTAAGACGTTTAAATACACTATTTCACGTTACTAGTGATCTTTCAGGAAGTGCATCTGCTCTCACATCAGCGGCCGTTTCTTCCGCCAGCGGAACTGGATATGAAGCTGTGCAAGGCACTGATGCTGATTTTCATAGATGGATCAATTCAAGTGGCCAGCAGGGTGCTGGAAATCAAACAGGTGCTATTACTCTGGGATCAAATGCAACTTGCAGCTTTTATAAAGAAACCAAATTTATAAAAGGTGCTGGCACTGCTGGTGGAGCTGGTGTCTTAATGGTTGGTGGCGGCGGTGGTACTGGCGGGATGCCGGTTGGACACTCTTCAGGTGGTGGTGGAGCTGGTAGACTTGTTTTATATGATGACAATTATGTTTCACCTGGACCTAATCAAATAACTGTTGGATACGGCGGACAGAGAACAACTAACCAGAATGGTACCGGACATCCTGGAGGTACTTCTTCAATACAAGGTGCCTTAGATATTTCTGCTCCTGGTGGTGGCGGTGGTGGCACTTCTTCTGGACAACCAGCTGGTAACTACCATGGACGCCCTGGAGGCAGTGGCGGTGGCGGTGGATGTGGACATAACAACCAGAACGCTGGTGGTGGTGGCGGTGGACAAGCTCCTGGTGCTTCCTTTAACGAAGGATCTGGTGGTTCTGGTGGTTGTGGCGCTGGTGGTGGGCCCAATAAGGACTGTGCTCCTTTCGGGTATAATTCCACAAACCTTAATCTTCCTTCGATATCTCCAAAAGGTGGCAAATTTGCTGCAGGCGGAGGAAGTCCTACAGCCCAAGGCTCAGGTTTAGACGGGACAGGAAATGGAGCATATGGATCGAATGATGGTGGACATGGTATAGTGGTTATAAAAGTAGGTAAACCAAAAACGTTTGATGTTAGAGAGTAATTTGTAAAAGAATTGAATTTTTTATGATAATAAAATTATTGGATATTCTAAGTGATGAAGAAAAATGTCAATTAACTGATGTAATAGAGAATTATTGTGTTGACGATAATTCTCCCGGATGGAAACTTAATGGATCCAGTAATAGTGATAACGAAGATAAATTATTTTGGTACTTAAATGTAGAAAATAATAAATTTTTTAATGAAGTACTGTTTTCTAAAATAAAAGAGATAATAAAAGAATATCTTGATGAAGAAATAGTATATACTAGAATATATTTAAATGGACATACTTTTGGACAACAAGGATATTTCCACACTGATGATGATGACTTGGAAGGTAGAACTCTTTTAATTTATTGTAATAATTCTTGGAAAGTAGAGTATTGCGGAGCTACTGTTTTTGATAACGGAAATGAAATAATTTCAATGTATCCAGAACCTTTTTCTGCAGTTTATTTTAATGCAAATATCAAACATTTTTCTCAACCAATATCAAAAGATTTTTTAGGATTAAGAATAACACTTGCATATAAATTAAAAGTCATATAAACTGAGGTATTAAATAATGAATCTGAGTATTAAATAATGAATATTCACCATTTTGAGACTCCTATTCCATACATTACAATTAATGATTTATTTGATAGTGATGAATTAGATCTAATATGGGAAGAACTAAAATTTCTTGGACATAAGGAAAAACTTTTTTCTCCAGAAGATACTGGATCAGCTTCTAATACAACTGAGAATAACGAAAAGATTCTCTTAAAGAAAAATAATGGAGTTTGGGTAGATCATGTTTATACTGACAGAAAATTTTCAAATATTTTATCTTTAAACAGAAAAATTTATTCATATCGGCAATTTATTTGGTTGAATCATCCACATTGGTTTTTTAAACAAGATAGTTCATTTACTGATACTACTTTAATTTCATATTATGAAAATTCTGATTACTATCACTCCCATAAAGATCAAGCATATTTTACATGTATAACTTGGTTTTTTAATAATCCAAAAAGATTTGAAGGAGGTAATTTATTCTTTGATGACTATGATACCAAAATAAAAATAGAAAATAATAAAGCAGTAATATTTCCATCGGTGATTAAACATAGTGTAGATGAAATAAAAATGAGTTCAGAATATCAAAATAAAGGTATGGGAAGATTTTCTATGACTCAATTTGCTAACATTTCCTAATTGTTATGAAAAATAAAGAATTAAAAAATATTGTAATCGTTGGTGGAGGTTCTGCCGGATGGATGACGGCCGCCACTCTTGTTAATTTTTTTCCAGAGAAACAAATTGCTTTAATCGAAAATTCAACAGCACCTTCTTTAGGCGTTGGAGAGAGTACTTTACAGCATATCAAATATTGGATGTATGCTCTAGGTATAGATGAAAAAGAATTTATTGCCGAGACAGATGCATCTATCAAGTTGAGTATTAAATTTACAGATTTTTATGAAAAAAATTATGGATATTTTCATTATCCATTTGGAAACATTCATTATGAAGATAGATCCATGTATAATAATAATACTTGGTTACTTAAAAAAAACTTATATAAAGACACATCTCCACAAGATTATGCAAGAACATTTTTTCCTGCAATGTCTTTGATTGAAAAGAATAAAATAAGTAAAAATGTTGATGGAAAATTTGGTGATTTCAATTTAAAACACGATTCTGCATATCATTTTGATGCAGTAAAGTTTGCGAATTGGTTAAAAGACAAATATTGTCTTCCAAAAGGGGTTAAACATATCAATGCAAATGTGGATCACGTTATTTCAAATGAAGATGGGATATCAAATATTATTTTAGATAGTGAATTGTCTGTTTCTGCTGATCTTTTTATTGATTGTACTGGATGGAAAAGTTTGTTATTAGGTAATTCTCTCGATATTAAGTTTAAATCATATAGTGACATGCTACCAAACAATAAAGCATGGGCAACTAAAATTCCTTATGTAGATAAAGAAAAGGAGTTAGAACCATATACTAACTGTACTGCCATTGATAATGGTTGGGTATGGAATATTCCTTTATGGAGTCGTATTGGAACAGGATATGTTTATAGTGACAAATATATAACTGACGATGAAGCTTTAATAGAATTTAAAAAATATTTAAAAACAAAAACCACAATCTCAAATGAAGAAAGAATTTCAGATGAACTGGAATTTAAAAATATTCAGATGAGAATAGGAATTCATGAAAAAACCTGGCATAAAAATGTTGTAGCAATTGGACTTGCAGCTGGATTTGTAGAACCCCTAGAGAGTAATGGTTTATTTACAGTCCATGAATTTTTATTAAAATTAGTTGATACCCTAAGTAAGGGAAAAATAAATCAATGGGACATAGATGTTTACAATGATTCAGTTTTTAAACTGTATGATGATTTTGCTAAATTTGTAGCACTACATTATAAACTTTCCGTTAGAAATGATACTAGATATTGGAAAGATATTACAAGTAGAGAAGTTAGTACACATTCTATTCTAAAAAATTGCCAGTTTAGATTGGCAATGGATGTAAAAAATAATAATAATTATCATGTTGATAGTGGAGGATTTCATTGTATAGCAAATGGAATGAACTATAATGCCATTTCCATTAATACTATCATGCAAAAAGAATTTTATGAAAATAAAGAAACTACTGAAAGTGAAATATCAAAGATTATAGAATATTGGGACAATCTAAAAGAAAAATGGAATAAAAACGCAGAAGACGAATTAAGTTTATATAAATTTATGAAAAATGAATTTGATTTGAATGATTAGAGAACTCAAAAATCCACTAACAGAAAACTATTTTGCTCTTAAACATCAAGTTTTAAGTAAAACTTTTCCATGGTTTTATTTTCAATACAGTACAGATAATACAAAAATTGAAGGATTTACTGATGTTCCATTTTATAGTCATACCGTTTTAGAAAGGCCGGGTGAAGGTAATTTATATCCCAAAGTGACATCGAGATATAGTGATTTAGTTGATAATGTTTTAAAAGAAATTTTAGAATTTAATTCTATTGAGATAAATTGTTTTTTTAGAATTAATTTCAATTGCTCTCATTACTTTGATGGAAAACCAACAATCCCACATTTTGATCATAATTTCTCACATAAAAATTTATTAATTTATTTTAATGAATGTCAAGGAGATACTTTCCTTTATGATAAGGAGACATATAAATTTTCCCCTAAAGAGGATTTAATTATTTCTTTTGAAGGATTGCATGGTTCTGGACAACCATTATTAGGACAAAGGAGAATAGTTATGGTTGCAACTTATTTTTAATCTTTGACAGATTGCTAAATTATTATAGTACTTTATTGTAATTGATAAAAATGGATAAAGATAATTCAGAGGAGATGAAGAAAAAAATAAAAACTCTTAGGACAATAGATTGGAAGGATGAGGACATTTGCCATATATTCAAACTCACTCCCGCAGAACTTATAAAACTTTCTGGTACTAACCTTTGGGGCGGCGGTTAAGTGTGACAATAAAATAAGTGTCCTATGCCCGTCAAGTTTTTGCTTGACGGGTTTTATAATATATGCATACACATGGAGGAGGATGACTGCCGCTGAAAAACTTTTGTTTATCATATCATTTTTCTGGGTAATGAACTGGGGGACTCGTGTAACTTATGCCACGATCAATGCTGTATCTTGATATACAAGGAAAGGCACCTAGAAGGCGCTGTAATGAGGTTGTAAAGTGGTTTAAGGCAAAGTATATGCCTTTACATCATTTGGACATTACAATCACTCATAGGGGCATGAAAAAAGAACATGCTATGGGTTTATGTACTGTCATAGATTGTGATCATCGTCCTCGTGAATTTCTCATTGAAATGGAGACAACACTTTGCAAAGAAGATTATATTTCTACTCTGTTGCATGAACTTTGGCATGTCTGGCAGCATGTAAACGGTTCACTTCGTGACAAACGTGGAATTCGACATTGGAAAAACATTGACGCAGATCACTTATCTTATGAGGATCAACCTTGGGAACATGAAGCAAAAATGATGGAGAACATTCTTTACAATGATTTTATGAGTGTTAACGATGATCCCATCATTTTTTACAATCGCTTGACAAAACCATCAATTTAACTATAATACCTTTGTGGAGGTTAATCGAAGTATGAACACTATGAAAGCTCAAAAAGCAGAATTTCTTTGCGTCAAACCAATTAGTTCCAAAGCAAAGAATCGTTTTGCTAATGAAATGGATCTATTACATTCCTGTCGTATTGAGAAACGACAAGATGGTAAAGTTTTCCTTGCATCAATCAGTGGTAAATACTTCTTTTGGATGAACGAATCATCCGATGATCATTGGGAAATTATCAAATGAAGGACCAAAACAGTCTTGAGGACAACGAGAGTAAACAAGATAAA